ACAGTCTATAGCAGGAGAAAACGGCATTTGACGATTAATTCTCATCTTACGTTCCATAGCTAATAATTGTTTTAAATTACTTGAAATTGAATTTAAAATATATTTACCATCCTTTATTTCAGTATGAATAAAACCACGCTTACCTTGTATTCCACGTCCTCTAACATTTACAAGTGGATATCCTGGACTAGTTGTTAAGTCCAGTGCTTTAAAAGCATGTTCAGGAATACCTATAATAGCATCCTTTACAGATAATTCTTCCACTAAATAAGATCCATCTGGTTTTACTCTACAAGGAGGAGCACATTGCATCATCTTTCTATGAATATCTTCTGCGCAAATTTTTAAATGTTGTTTATTAAATGATAATGGAGGATTACCATGTTTCTTTACGCCTTCTACCATAGGATCAAAAAGATCCTTACATCTCCAATCAAATTGAGAAAGAGGAGCTGGTTCTTTATTTTGAACGGCAATTTCTTCATAAATCGGTGATTTTTCCAATTGTGTTTTTCCTTGAGCAAATGGTGTTTGATGAGATGGAACTTTACCAATAATTTTCAATTTTTTCATATAATCAGCAACATCCTCGTCCTTTATCTCCTCTAAATCTTCAAATGTTGGAATATCTATAGGTTCCTCAATACCTTTAAAGGTTTCTTTAAAGATCAATTCGCCATATCCTTGCTTACTAGAAGAGACGTTTCCAAAAGCATGAACTGCTATAGGAGCTTTTAATGAGATATTAAAAATTATAGACATGCAATTACCATTTTGTGAATAATTTTCATACTGAATAATATGATTAAAATTACTTAACGAAGTTGAATTTTTATTTGAAAATGGAGTAATTTTTGTAACGACATCAGGATGATCGGGTCTTTGAATATTACTAACTATATATACTTCTGGACCAGCTTTAGAAAATTGTCTCTCTGATATAAAATGTTTTGTTATGTCAGGAACCATACTTACACTAGCTGGAGCTCGCCATATTCCAAGTTCACTTGAACTCTCATCCGATTCACGCCACGTAAAATCACTTTGTTGAAAATTATCTGCAGTTAAAGTTATAGTAGTATTACCATCAATAAATTTAATTATATGACCACATTCCAAATTCTTATTAATATCTAAAAGATAATGTTTTAAAAAGAGAAAATCTCGGTTACTAACACCAAGAATAGGCAAAAATCTTAAATCCTTATTATTATCGTATTCTTCTTGACTTCCCATTGAAATATATCTGAAATTTCGACGCATTTTAGAAATTTTATCACTAAAATCTTGAGACTGAGGCCTTATTTGTTGTTGAAGTGAACGTAGATTACTACGTGTTGGAGCTCGTGCTTTGCCTTTTGTTTGTAGACCATCATAAACTGTTTGAGGTTTTACATAATTATCGCGATAATGATCTTGAAGTATCAACCAATCCAGTTTCTTAAATGCTTCATTTTTAGACTTTGTCTCTTCATCATCAATTAATCCAAAATACACTAAAACACTTGAAATAACAAATGAAATCAACTTAAAAGTAGAAAATACAATACCAACACCAACAATTAAAATTAACAATTTACCAAATGTAGTTGATAATAATGGTTTAAGAGAATCAATTAACTGAGCTACTACTCTCTTCACAAGATCTTTAAATTTAATAAACATTTCCTTAAAGCGTACTAAAGGAGAATTTAATTTTGATTCAGATTTAAATAATGCTATAACTTTATCATTGATCATACAATCTTCCTTTTCACATGATATATTCTTTTGTTTTGCAATCCAATCTACCATAGTGCAATCGCAATATATTAAATAACCATTTTTACACATCCCACACATCAAAAAATTCTCGAAACGTTTATAAATTTC